AGACCGTCTGCGCCACGGCTTGGAACGGCGGCGGCGTGAACATCAGCGCGATGGGCGCGGCGGTCTTCACTCCGCGCCCCAGTTTCTTCAACCAGCCCCACGCCATTACGGCCGCTCCAGGTCGTTGTACACGCGCCGGTAGCCATCCTCGCCATTCACGGCAATCTGGTAGGCGGCGTCGTGGACCTCGATCATCCGCTCGAACTGGCCCATGTCGTAGCGCAAATGGAGGTGGATGGGCTTGTCTGCCGGAAATCCTTCCCGGACCATCTCCTCGGCGTCGAAGTAGGTCTCACCCACGCCGCCGCCGTTGGCGACCAGCTTCGGCGTCGGCAGGCCCATGCCGTTCCGGTAGCGCATGGACTTCGCGGAGAGCTCCTCGGCGAGCAACCGGCCTTCCTGCACGGTCGCTGTGTCGGTGTCCAGCTTCCCGGCGAAGGTCGCCTGATACTTCTTCAAGATGTCGGGCTTGCCGACTTTTACGATGCGATCAAACATTTTCAGTCTCCAATGTTTCAATGGTTTCGGGTTCGCCAAACGTAGCCGCCAAGAGCCATATCTGCCGCATGTCGTCATCGGCCACGCGCAAGCAACCGAACGTAGGCCGCAGATACGCCCATGCCGCCGCCCGCCCCGGTGCCCCGCCGTGCAGCCAGATGCCGCAGCGCTTCGACGCCCTCAGCGCATCCCCGCCGATCGGGTTCATCACAACCACCGGATGTACACCGTAGGTTGACGCCGGGGACACCGGGCCGCGTTTCGAGCACTGCCACAGCCCCGTGGGCGTGTCGCCGAACGGTAGCAGCGGGTTTCGTGTCGGGTTGCCTTCCTGCCGTGCCCTTGCGTTGTCCGATCGTCCCAGGGCCGAGCAACGGTGGATAACCGCGCCGTCGTCGAGGGCGACGAGTTCGCCGGGGATGTCGCGGTTTTTGGGGAGGGTTGCGCGGAGGATCATGGCTTCAGCCGATAGTGCGGGACTCGCCGCACCCCGGCAGGCGTTTGGGCCTTGAACTCGCGCATCTCAACGCGACCGGCCGAAACGCCGGAAGACAGCAGCGTTGACGTATGGGGGCGGCTTAGGCTCCACGCCTCGGCCCACTGCTGGCAGGTCCGCCAGCCGTCCGGGATGGTTTCGACGTTGCCCGAGATTTCGCGCCGGAGTAGCGCGAGGGCTTCTAGAGCATCCATCGGACATCCTCCTTCTCGCCGTGACGGCATGGCCACGATTCGAGGTATAGATGCGATTGCGTGTCACTAAAACAGCCCCAGACCATGCCGTGCCCCCAGCGCAGAGTGTTCCGGCGATCTGCCGCATAGTCGAACTTGTACGGGTCCCCCATCATTCCGACGCACCACGCTTGCGCCGCCTCCCAGTTCCGCGCTATCGCGGTGCCGGGTACATGCAGGTGGGCAATGACGCATCGACCATAGGCCTCGGCGTGATCCCGGATGGCCTGCTCGTTGTACATCCAGCCGTGGCCCCAAAGCGTCCCGCCGAACTCGTGCCAGCCGCCGCGCTGCCGGTAGGGCTTGACGATTGTTCCATTCTCCCGATCTACTTCGGCCAAGTCGTTGAACAGCGCCGATGCTGCAAAGCGGATGATCTTGTTTGGGTGATTCGATAGCTTCGTCACCCGGTTGTCGTGGTTCCCGAAGCAACGATGGGTAGGTTGGTACATCTCCAACCAACGCTTGGACGCCGCGAAGTCTTCGACCAGATCCTGGTCCAAGTCTCCGGCCCCGGCCCCAGTCCGGAACGCGGCCCAATCGTTGATGTCGCCGAGATCAAGCGAGACGTCGGGTTCGAACTGCCGCTTGAACTCTACGACGGCAGCAGCAGCAACCGGGCATATCAATGGGCCGTGAGTACAACCCACGGCCATGATCTTGCGCCAGGAGGACATCGGCTACGGGACCGCCACCTTCGCCGACTCCCGCAATTCCGTCACCTCAACCGCCACGATCTCGACCTCGCCCAACACCCAGCCCGCGCCGGATTCATACGTTTCGTGGGCGTCGGTGTATTTCACCAGCGTGTCCAGGTGGCCGTCCTTGCGGAAGGTCATGGCGATGCGATAGGCGCGGATGGTCGGGTCGGAAGACCGCACCCATACCTGCTGGCCCTTCTCGTTGGGGAACATTGTTGCGCCGGTCGTCTTCCGCAGCATCGGGTAGTCGATGCACTGCACCCGAACGTAGCCGGTGGCCGTTTTCGTTTCGCGACCGCAGAGGTCGGAGGGTTGCGCGGAGGCCACCGCAGCCCATGCGAAGCACGCGGCCAGAGCGATGACCGCAAACGTGAACAGGTCAATGAGGAACGTCCGAATACTCATTACTTCTTCACCTCCGCCTTCGCCTCGGCCTTCTTCACCGACGCCGTGGCCTGGTCGAACTGGCACGCGGCAAGGTCGATCCCAGCGCGCTTGCAAGCGGACTCGAAGACCTTCTGCGCGTCGGCCTGGATGTCTTTCTTCTGGCTCTCGAGCAGCGCCAGCTTGAGTTGCGCGTTTTCGAGGGCGAGCTTTTCCTCGTTGGTGAGCGGAGTCTGCCCGAGGGCAAGCGCCGCAATGGTCAGTGTCAGTGTGATGGTACGCATAAAATCATTGCGCCTTTGCCGCATCGAACAGGGCCTTCCGCGCCGTTTCGATAGCAGTTTCGCGGGCTTTGAGATCGTCGATCAGCGGCTTGAGTTGAGAGGAGGGATACAGCGGCGCGAGTTCCTTCGCCTTCTCGATGACGAGGGCGCGGACGTACAGCGCGGGGTTCGCAAACTTCGCGCGGCAGTTGATCTTGTTGCCGTCGGCGTCCAGGTCGCATGCCTGTTCTGCCGCGATGGACTGCTGCAGAATCTGCAAGCCGGCTGCGGCTGGTGGGCCAGTGATGACAGATTCATGCTTCGTCCCGTCTGGCATTGTGACTACGATGCGAAGCGCGGACTTATCTTGGGCAAGCGCGAACGCCGCGAAAATTAAGAGTAGTAGGGTGGTACGCATAAGTCGTTTAGCAGGTGCCGCCGGTCTTGATGCCGCCGCTGAAAATCAGCGTGCATGTGCCGGTTCCGGCCGCATCTCGGACGGTGATAGTGTCGGTATCGCCAAAGTTTCCGTTGGGCGCAACCACGCCGCCGTAAACATAAACGTCGCCGACGTGAGCGTGTCTCCAACGGAAACTAGAGCCGCCTAGGTCATAGGTGGCAGTCGAACCGGGCGAAATGCTGCCGCTGATCGAACCGCCTGAAGTTGTGAAGCAGGTTGGACACGAGATGGTTCCCGTTGTCGTGATTGTGCCGCCGCTGATCGGGGAGGACGTGGCAATTGACGTTACGCCGCTCGTGCCGCACGTCTGCCAGGAAGCATTACCGCTTGCGTCGGACTTCAGGCAATAGCCGTTTACCGCGCCTGAGGAAAACTTAATAGCCCCCGAGGCGTCCAGCGCCTGCGTCCAAACAGTAGACCAGCGCTTAGCGGATTCGCCAAGTTCCGCGCCTCCGTTAGTGGCCGGGTCGATGGCAGATTGAACCGTGCCTACGCCGAAGAAGGTTGTCCACGGTGCCGCCAACGTGCCGAGCGTGTTAGACGATGCCGGAACGATGTTCCCCGTTACGGTGCCGCTGATGTTCAAATTCGTAATCCACGCGGTAGCAAACCGCGAAGCCGTAGCGCCTAACTCACGCGTGCCGCTGGTTCCGCCAGGGTAGATATCGCCGTGCAGCGTCATGCGAGAAATGGCAATGTCCCAGGTCTGCGCCGCGCTGCCAGCCGGATTAAACAGGGTCAGTACGTTCGAAGATGGACTCTGCCAATAGAAGAAATTAGAGCCGGTTCCATCGACGTGGACCTCTAGTTTCCGAGACGCCGAATAGGAGGTAGAGCTACCGATGGAGCGAAACCCGACATCAGCGACAACCGCATTTGTCGAGAACGTCTTCGCCCCGCTGATCGTCTGGGTGGTGCCGAGCGTCACGCGATCATTCAACTGCGTCTGAATCGCCGCAGTCACGCCGTCCAGATACCCCAGTTCCGTTGTGGAAATCGACGTGTTCAGCGTGCCGGTAAACGACAGGTTCCCCGCCACAGCCAACCCCGCCGCCGTCACGACCACCGAAGCCGTCCGTGAAGCCGCCCCGTTCGCCGTCGCCTCGAAGCGCAACTCCGTGCCCTGCGCTGATCCCGGCGTCCAGTTCTGCGTGGCGAATGCCGTGATGTTCGCGCCGTTGTAATTAGTCCCGCCTGTCCTTAACCCGAAGGCATAAAACGCAAGCCGGTCGCCCGATGCCGGAGCGGTCTCAATAGCCGCCTGGATGCCCGCGCCGCCCGATGGCGAAGGCGTGCCGGAGTTGTGGATGCGGAGGCCGTTCACGTCCGCAGCACGGCTGAACAGCGTCGCCGCGGTCAGGTCCGTCGAGCCGACTGCGACGGCCCCCGCAAAGGTCGAGGTGCTACCGAACGTCGCCGCGCCGGTAGCGCGAAACGTGCCGGATACGTCGAGCTTCGCGGACGGAGATGTACACCCGACGCAGACCGAGCCACCAGAATTCACCAGAGCGATGTCCCGCCAAGCCACACCCTGCGAAAGTGCATTGATGGAAAAGTACGGCGTCGCGGCTGAAGCAACGAACGCCAGAAATGCACCTTGGCCGGGGGCTCCGGTGTCTCCGTTTCCGATGTGGAGCGTCGTATCGTCGGTATTCGTCCCGCTGTAAACCTTCGCAGTGGCTCCGATCACTTCGAGCGCGTGCGCTGGAGTCGACGTATTGATGCCCAGGGAGCCCGCCACGGTCGCGCCTGATGCGCGGGCAACTACCGATGCTGTCCGCGTCGCCGCGCCGTTGGCGGTGGTTTCCAAGCGCAGTTCGGTGCCTTGCGCCGAACCAAGCGTCCAGTTTTCGGTCGTGAAGGCAGTCACCGACGCGCCGTTGTAGCGGGTGCCGGAGACGAAGCTGCCGAAGCTGTAGAACGCGAGCCGATGCCCGCTGGAAGGCGTCGATTCCATCGCCGCCTGAATCCCAGCGCCAGCCGTGCTCGATGACGTTCCACTGTTGTGGATGGCGAGGACGTTGACGTTGGAAGTTCGCGCCAGCAGACGAGCGATTGATGTCGTCGTGTCGCCAATTGCGACGTCTCCGGTGTTGTAGTAGAGGTCGCTCCCGCTCACCACCCACGGCGACGTAGCAGGCGTGGCCCAGTCGCCGCTGCCGTCCGTGCCGGTGGCTGTCCAGACTTGGCCGATGGTGGAGGAGGATTTGAGTTTAATGGTGCCCACCGCGTCAAGGCCGTAGGTCCACACGTTCGCCATCCGCAGTGAGCTTTGGCCAACGTCGGTGACGTTATCCACGGCACCCTGGAAGTTTGCTGATGCTATAAATGTCGGCGAACTGACTGCGCTTGTTATCTCCGCTGAATCTGCCCAAACGGTATTCCACCGTCGCGCCGTTGCCCCCAACGACGGCGAGGTGGCGTCATTCACGGCGTCCCCGCTGCCCGTCGACCGTTGCGCCGGAAGAAGCGCCCCGAAGACCTCGAAGCTGTTACTGGGCGAACTCGTGAATACTCGCGTGTATGCAAGCGCCCGACTTCCCGCGTTGTCGCGAAGCGTCCAATTGCTCGTAATCGCGGAGGCGTTTACCCGCTGGTCCCAGAACCCACTGCCGCCCGACGTGTCCGAGATCTCGAGCTTCCGCGTGTTGTCGATGCGCGAAAACACCACGCTCGGCCGCGTTCCGGTCTCCCCAATCGCGTGGGTGTTGTCCGTCCCAAACCGTAGATCGCCCGATAGCGTCGTGACGCCCGCAACGGCAAGCGTGCTCGCCAACGTCACCGCGCCCGCCGCCCGGAACGTCCCGGCCACGTTCAGCCGGAACGATGTGTCAATCGCGCCCACGCCGACGACACCTTCACGCGGCTGTAGAAGCAACTGATTATTGACGCCCCCGTAGGCGTACGTCGTTGGGTCCGTCTGCCCGTCAAGCATCGTCTGGATGCCCATCTGGTTATCGGCAATTCGATAGATCACGAGCCGATCAGAGCCGGAGACGCCGAAATACTTAAAGCCTTCGACTTCTTGGTTGGTCGTCGTTAGGACCGCGCCCGCACCAGGGCAGGCCGCGAAAGACAACACTCCCGCCGTGGTGCCTGTAAGGCAGTGGCCGTTCGATGCGGGCGCAGCGGTGGGCAGGGTTAGGGTGTAGGAGGCGGTGGCGGTGTTCGGCGCCTTCAGCACCACTGCCTTCCCGTCCGCCCGCGTCGTGTCGAATTCGATCTGCCCGACAGCGGTTCCATCCGTGGTGGGGATGATGCGGATCTGGCCGATTTTGAACTGAGCGAGCAACGAGAACGGCAGCAGCGCCGTGATAATAATCGTCCGCATTAATCCACTCCCACTGCAGGCGTCACGCACCGCAAAAAGTCGCCGTTTCGCATCGTCATGAACTCGAAGATGTTGATAGCGCTGGCTTCGCCGTCGAGCGCTATCGCGCCAGTCCCGGCGAACTTCGTACCCCAGGCGACATTGCGGCCGGCTGTTCCGTCAGAAGTGAAAATCAGCATGAACCGCGTGCCAGGGGTCACGGCGTCGGAACCGAACACGACATCAGTAATCGTTGTCGTCGCCCGATTGAGTACGATTTCCTGGACAAGCCCATTAGCAAGGTCAAGCGTGATGCTGGCAGCACCAGCCACCAGATAGATGCCCACCGAAGTGCTCGACGGAGCCGCAGGCGTTAGCACGCCGCCAGAAACGGAACTGCTTGCCGCGCCGCCGCCGATCATGGCTTTCCAGTACTCCTGGATGCCAATGATGGATGTTCCACTAATAGCCCGCACGCGCGCCTTGAGGTACTGGCCTGCAACGTCGGTTAGGTACACCTCGTTTACCAGATAGGTGTCCGAACTCACGCCGCGCGCGGTGTTGGCTACGGTCTGCAACTGCCCCGGCTTGACCGTCGCGCAAAGCGGTTCCACGATCTGGTCGGTCTCATACTCGACCTCGACAACCGGATTCTTCCGCGCCGCAATGACAGCCTCAGCCGCAAGCAACGCTTGGACCTGCCCGATCTCCCGCTCAGCGTAACGCTCATACCGTCCGCTGCCGCCGTCTTCTTGCGTGATCGTCGCCGTGATGTCGCTGGAGTCTTCCGCCGTCACTACGTCGGCACCAAGTTTTTGATAGACGACGGTCAGCGTGTTGCCGCTGGTCAGCACGTCGCCCGCCGCGTTCTGCCGGATCTTGTTCGATCCGAACTCCCAGTACCACTCCCGGTCGGTGTCGGCGAGGAACTGGCCGATCTCTGCTACCTGCCCATCCACGCTGATGCTGACGATCTGGGCGACTTGGTTGGTCAGTGTGAACGTCCGCGCAGATCCGTCGCCCGGGAACGATTCAGTCTCGCTGACGATCTGGTTCCAAGGCACCCGGGTCAGGATCGCGTTTACCTTGTCTTCGCGGGTACGCCGGATGCGGAGTGAGCGATAATTGGCGCTGCTGGTCGAGATACTGAACGGTGCCGCTGCAAACGTGCGCGGCTTGAAGTACAGTTCCCGCTCCTCGTCCATCCACACAGCGAAGCCGCATACTTGGGCGAGTTCGTTGATCGCTTCCATAACGCTGGTGTTGGCGTCGAACGTCACCACGTCGAGCACAGCGCCCGCGTCGACGTTCGTGGTGCCGATGCCCTCGTTCGATGCGTAGTTGGTCACTAGGTCCACCACGACATCGCCCGCGCGGGTGGTGAGCAGGACCTGGTCCAGCGTGCCGTCGTCCAGGATGTTTACCGCACTGCCGCCGCTCGTCAGGGATAGCTGGAGCGTGCTCCCGGATGCGCCGATGACAAAGTACTCGATGGTTGCATCGAGCCCGTCGCAAAGCGTTCCCTGCGCGTGCGCCTTTACACGTACCCGGTCCCCGTTGCTACGGCCGTGCGCGGATACCGTCGTCAGCGTGTCCGTTGCCGGATTGGCGGTGAAAAGAAACGTTCCGTTGTAGTGCGCCGGAACAGACGTGCTCGGGTTGTAGCAGCGCCGCCGATCCAAGCGCTGCTCCCAGGTGATGCCCCGGATATCATAAAACGCGCCTGCGGCTGAGCCCGCCTCAGTGATCGAAACCTCGGATACCTCATCGACCGAACCGGCCCATAGCTTCGTCCCTCCGTCCCAGAGCGCGATTTCGTGGCCCTGCTCCGGGCGATAAGCGCCGCTGGTCGAAACCACGCGCATATTGAACGAACCGCGCTGGCCGGCCGTGGTCGCAACGTTCAATGTGTACGGGACGATCTCCCGAATCGTCCCGTCAATGTAAACGTCCAGGCTCACTGAGGAATGACTCCAAGTTGCTTCAGTTCGCGGGTGATAGCTTCGAGCATCTGGCGCGGATCGCCGCCGTTAACGTTGATTGTTACGCTTGCGGCTCCGCCACCAGCCACACCCATCTGGCGCGTCTCCATGCGAATCAGCGACTCCCAGATGTCCTTCAGCTTCGGCAGGTACTCGTTCTGCTTTTCGAGGATGTGGAGGAGGTGGATCTGTGAATAGCGAACTTCCTTTTCGATCAGGTCGAGGGTTTTATTCATCCCCGCCATTTGGAAGTTGCCGATTACCCCAGACACCAGCGAGCCGATGCTGGTAACCATGCCGAGGATGCCGCCTGAGGCCGCGGACACGGCAGAGCCGATTCCGCCTTGAGAGCCGCCACCGCCCGACGTGCCACCGCCACCGGAGCCGCCGAGGATGCCGCCAATCTTCGCGCCCACGCCGCCAAGCTTCGTCAGTAGCTTGCCTAAAAGCTTGATGCCTTCGTTTACAGCGAACTCGATGCCGGTACGGAGTAGGCCATCGACGGCAGCGTTGCCAACCTTCCGCATCGCTTCACCGATACTCTCTGTTCCACGGATGATATTGACCACCGCGCGACTAAAGTCGGTCTGGATCGTGGAGACTTGGCGCGAGATGCCCGTGCGGACGTTCTTCCATGAGTCTTGCGCGCCCTTCGCCGTCTGCCGGATGATTTCAAGATTGCGTTGGGAGGAGCGGGCCGCGTCGGAGCCGTCGAGGACCGCGCCACCGGGAAGGCCGGGGACGTTCGGCGTCGGCAGGTTGCGAATATCAACAGTCGATCCGCGAAGCTCTGGAGCCTCTTCCGTGATACGCAGTTCACGCAGCGCAGCATTAGCCGCTTCCGCCGCGCTGCCGTACTTCGCAAGCGCTGCGACGCCATCAGATAGCCGCTGATTGTACGCGGCGGTGATAAGCGCCAAGCGCTCTTTGATGACAGCAGAATTGAACTCAGCTTCGTAGGTATGGACGACGCCCTTACCATAGTGCTGCACCAGTTCCGTTGCCTTTTCGATGACAGGATTCAGCGTCTGGACTTCGGTCTTCGTCTTCTCAACGCCGCGCGAGAAGTTCAGCAGGTTCTCGTAGCCGTCGTTGATCTTCGGGTTTAACTGACCTTGCGCGATCAGGTTGTCCTGGTAAGTCTTCGTGAGACCGTCGAGGAACTGCTTGTTCTGCGCCGCCGCCTTGGCCTGATTGTTGAGCGCCGTCTCCGTGCGCGTCAGCGGCTCCAGTAGCGAATAGATGCCGGTGGCGATGGCCGTGAAGCCCGCAGCTTTGCCGAGGACCTGCATGGTCACGCCAAGGCCGCTCAGCGCACCGGCAACGCGATTGATAGCGGCGAAGACAACGCCGCCCTTCTCTATGAGCGTGCCAAGCGCGACGATCACCAGTGGCGCTGCGGTGGCAACCGCCCCAAGCTGGATCACGAGACCCTGCGTTGCGGGGCTCAGTTCGTTGAACGCGCCCGCCAGTGCCTTCGCGCGGTCCACGCTGGGATTGATGAACTCTTCGAGTACTTTCTTCCCGATCGGCAACAACGACTTTCCGAACTCCGCCGCCGTCTCAAACGCAGATTCCTTGAGGTTTTCGAGCGAGTTCGCAAACGTCGCCCCGGCGCGTTCGCCCTTGCCCAGTTCGGCCACAATGATGTCAATGAACTGCTTCGAGCTAATCCCAAGCCGCTCGAACGTCTTCGCGGGGTCGCCCAGCGATTCCGGCCCGAACTTCTCGCGCATGATCGCCGCGATCTGCGGGATACGCTCGATGATGGGGTCGAGGTTTTCCTTGGTGACCTTCCCAACGGCGGAAAGTTGGGACAGTTGCCGGATCACCTCCTGGAAGTCTTCCTTTCCGCCGCCAACCGTCGCCAGGGCGTTCCCGAGCTCCATCATGATCTTGCGCGACTCGTCGGCACTGCTGCCGAGTGTCTGAAGCCGGATGGAACCCTGTACAGCTTCCTGGAGGCCCAGGCCGGGGAGCTTTGAGACGACCTTCAGCCGCTCCAATTCCTTCCCAGCCGCCGCCGAAGATTTCATCGTCGCGGTGAGGCCCTTTTCGAGCTTCTCCATGTCCGCAGCCGCTGCGAGAGCGCCCGCGCCCGCCGCGATCAGCGGAGCGCTGAAGCCGATGGAGAGGGCTTGTCCAGCCTGCGACATCGACGCGCCAAACCTCTGAATCTTGCCCAGCGACGAGTTCAGCTTTTTATCGAAGTCGTCGGTAGACGCTCCGATGCGAACGATGAGATTAGACAGTACACCCATTAGCGTTTAGCCTTTGCCTGCTGCATTGCCTTTTCTTGTTCGTCGGCCTTGATCTTCAGATAAGCGGCCCATTCGGCAAACTCTGACGACGGCATTTCGTCGAGTAGCCGCCATACGGGCATGTGGAGAATTTCGGCGAGCGCAAAGGCGAACCTGCGCTCGCCCTCTAGTTTTTTTCTAGGTCCTTCGCGGTGTCTTCGGTCATGCCCGACAGCCGCAGAATTTCCGTCACCACGCCGTCAAGAACGGCCCCGGACTTCTGCAATAGCGCGTCCTGGTGCGCGGGCTCGAATATCTTCGCGCCGGTCTCGTCGGTCAGCGTGGCGATAACCAGACGCACCACGGCGAGCGCGGGAGTCTTCTTGGCGTCCTCGCCGAACTTCACGCGCTCGGCCGCCGTGATCTCACGGATGCCTACCGTAACGCCCCATTCGGGCACGTGTATCGTCGCCGTCTTGAGTGGTACGGCGAGGATTCTATCTGCAATGCTCATGAGTCTCCTTAACTTGCTGCGTAGTCCAAAATGCCGTGGACGGAAAACTGGACATTCTGCTTGATGGTTTCGCCCACGCCGCTGGTCGTGCCTTGGCTCGACAGCATCGCGCCGAACACATAGCGATCAGCGCCGCTCACGTTGAGGTAGCAGGCAATGACGAAATAGCGCGTGCCGTTGGTGAAGAAATACTCGTCCTCGTAGAACCGCTGAAACGAACACGTCGCGTCACGCATGACGCATGTGCGCTCTTTCCACGAGTCTCCAAATGTCTGCGTTTCCTCAAGCATCGGTTGAACGTCAAGCGTCCACTCGAAGCCCTGAGCGGCCTGGGCCAGCGTCAGATACTCGCCGGTCACGGTGATGGTGCCCGCTGGCGTGTAGTCGCCGAAGTCAATCTTCCCCGTCCCAAAGGCCACCTGATACCGGCTGGCTGGCACCGTCGCGACACCGTCGAGGACGGTCAGCGTTGCGTTAGGATTGATCGCCCGCTTCGCGGCGTCGGTGATTTGATAGACACCAGATCCGAGCGAGGTGGTGGCCTCGCCCGTCATGCTGGTGCCGGAAACACTGGCGATGTAGATGTCGGCATTACGCCCTGCGAGTACGGCCATGGTGCCTCCTTAGGCGTAGGTCAGTGCGCCGGTCCCGGTCACGGTGTAGTTCACCGTAATCAGCCCGTTCTCGGCAGCCGCAATGGACGCCTGAACAAACGCGCTTCCTGAGTAATAGTTGGTGCCGTCGATGTAGAACCGCGCGGCGACGGTAGTACCGCCGAGAAACGCCGTCTGCATGGCCACATGCCCGTTGGTGTCGGTGTCATCGAATCGCCCGGATGCCGAGCCGCTCCATTCGCGAATCGTTGCGGATCGCTCTTTCCAGACGTCGCCGAACGCTTGGGTTTCCTCAAGGCCGGTAGACACGTCCAGTGTCCAGTTGTCGATTTCTGCTACTACGTTCGTGCTGAGCCGGAAAGAACCGGCATTTCCTGCCATGATCGCCATAAGGTCTCCTTAAAGGTCGTGAATGAAGTCGAACTCCAGCACTGTCGCGTAGAGCTTGGAATCGGTTTCGAGGGCGTCTTCGTACTCGTTGCGTCGCCCGTTCAGGTGGGTGCTTTTCACGCCGAGGCCGGAGGCGTCAGCGATGGCCTGCTCTTGGCCGATGATGGCCGTGTAGACGAGGTCCGCCAGGTCGTCGGATGCCTTCGGGTTGCCCTGCGCCATGCAGTACAGCGACACAGGGCGGCGTGTTGCGGTCGGAATCTGTTGCCCAATGGAATGGAACGGCTGATCGTCCATCGTCTCGATGATGATGGCCGGATACTTCGTCACTCGCCCCTGATCGGCGTGGGCATCAAAGACGCGATCGGCCACGACGGTCACCACGCCGGGCACGGTTTGCAGGTAGCGGAAGAGAGCTTGATAGATCCTCATGCGGCCCTTCCGATGGCATCAAACGCGGCTTTAACGCGCTGCTCCAATAACCGCTTGATCCGCAAGCGTTGGGACTTGATCGCGTTTTGAAAGAACGGATTCGGACGGCTACCGGGATGCTGGATCTTGGTCCGCACCTGATCGCCAACCCGCGCAAGCCACTGGAACGCCCGCGCCGCTATCCGCATTTTCTTGCCCGCAATCGTGTGCGGCTTAGTTCCGAACTCGACTAGATGCGCGTGGGGCGCGGCATCTTTGAGCGTGAAGGCGAACGCCTGGAGGAAGTTCTTGTATTTGCGGCCGGAAGCAGCCCTGAGCGATTTCCGCAACCCGCCCGGCTGATACGTCTTCCCCCGCTGGCGCGTTGCGTAGGGCGCGATTGGTGCGCGGCGCGCGGCCTCGTCGCGGATCATCTGAGCGGATTCCAGGAGCGCCTGCCGGATCGGTTCGCCCGTCGCCGTCGCCTGCAGCTTGCGAAGCTGCTGCGTCAGGTCTTCGATACCCGAAACCGTGATTGCCCGAACTTGCCGCGCCACTAGATCAGCACCTCAGTCGCCTGCATGGTGAGCATTTCGTTGCGTTCGTCCGGGTTCAGAATTGACTTGATGTCGAAATAGCGCGTCCGTCCGGTCTTCTGGTCGTCGTAGGCTATTCGCATGTCCGGGGTGATGTTTGCGAGATACCGGAGCCGGATCGTGTGGGTCAGGTCCGCGATGACTTGCCGCGCCGCGAAGAACTCGCGCCCGTTTCCAGTCTCGACGGACGCCCATACCTCGGCGAACGTGCCCCAGGTCTCCGTCCGGTCCCCGTCGCCCGACACGTCGATGGTCTTCTGCTCGATGCGGATCTGATGCCGCATCGCTCCGGCCCTCACAGCCACACCCGCCAAGGCGCGATGAGTGCGGAGACAGCGAACGGCAACTCGGCCTCATCGACTGCGGCAGTCGTGCCCACAATCACCGCTTCGCGGTTCTCGTAGAAGTGCGAGGCCAGCATACGAATCGCCTGCTTGATCGGGAGCGGCACCGATGCCGAGCTGGGCCAACCGCAAACGAACTGGACTTCGATGGGATCGGTGGTTTCGAGCGTGTCCGTAGGCCAGGTCTTGTTGTATTTGAGCCGCAGAACTCCAGGAGTGCGAAGCGAAACGGCGTACTCGGTCGTCGGTAGCGTGGTCTGAGTCCCCGCCGTGTTCGTGTACTTGAGGTGAGTCACCGACACGAGCGGGGAGTAGGGGAGTACGATTTCCTCAGAGGCCGGGAAGCCGTCAAGAAACAGCTTCCAGGTCTGCTGGAGAAATCGACGGTTACAGATCATCTCCAAGTGTGACGCCGCCGCGTGGATGTATGGCTGTAGCTGGTCGAGAGGCTGGCCCTTAGCGCGTGCGTGCGCCTCGAACTCAGCTTCATACAGCGGCCATTCAGTCGGCGGCGTTACAAGTTGGAGGTTCATGGTTTAGGCGATTTCAGTTGCGGTCGTCGAGCCACCGAAGCGCGGGCCAGCCAGGGCGATAGCGATGCCGCCGAGAACCGGCGAATCGACTACCTCGACGGCCTTGAGGCGAACGAACTGGTAATTAGTCGCCGCCAACGCTTCGGCCGCCACCTGGATCACGTAAATCTGACTCGAACCGGCCGTGGTCGCAAAACCAGCCGCCGCCCGGGCCGTCATCGCGCCCTGAATGTCGGTCGAAGTGATCGACTTCGAATAGAACGGAACCGCCGTAGCGTTGGTGCCGCTAACGTCGTCGCAGGCCTCAACCGTGATCGTCGAGGTGCCGGTGGTACCGACCCCCTTGTACACGATGAACATGGCCGATTGGTGATTCGCCATGTCCACGATGTCCGAAGTGACCGTACCCGAAAAGGCATCGGCCACCGGGTCAAGGCCCTTGATGAAGTGCAGATTGTTCAGAAGTTCGTAGGGAATCATCTGGTGTGTCCTCCTTAGGCGCGAGCGTCAACCGTGACAAACGGCGACAGGGTGCTGGAGCCCTTGAAGGGCGTAATGGGTTGCTTGATGGCAGACTGCCCATTCACGTCGATGGACCACTTGAATGTCATTTCGTCGTAAATGAAACGGAAGTGCATAGACTGCGCCGCCCGCACGCCGCCCTTGGTGATGGTGACGTACTTGGACAGGTTCGCCAGAACCACGTCGCCCTTGTCGCCGAGGGTTTCGGCCTGCTCCACCGGGATCACCGGGAAGCCGAGGAACGTGCCGTACTGAATCGCACCGGCGACGCTGCCGTTCGGCAGGAACACCGGCTGCTGGCCGATGGTCATCAGCGGGAACTGGCCGATAACGTCGGGGTTGCACATCCAGACGATCCGGTCGCCCGGTTCGCGGTAGAGGCGGGACAGCATCGACGTGGCGTTCTCGATCACGAACGTGTCAGCAGCCTGCCCGGACTTCTTTGCGACGCTGACCATCAGGGCACCGCCGAAGTTCTGCACGCTGAAGCCCAGCGGCTTGCCCACGCCGTCGCCGCGCCAGATGGCGTCGTCCAACTTGAAGGCAATCTCCGAAGCGAAAGCATTCTCGAACACCGCAGCTATGGCCGGGGCGTTCCGGAGCAACCGCTCGGTCGCATACATCAGGCACTTCAGCGATTCAAGCCGGATTTCGTGGCGGGAGAACTTCGGCTTCGTCGCGGTCGGGGCGTCGGCCTCGCCGGTCCAGTAGGCCTGAACACCACCGAAACGCGACCCGTTCACGCGGCTGGTTTCGTCGATGTACGGCAGTTCGAGCGAATCGCTGCCTTCGCCAATCGGGATCTGATTCGTCAGCGGGAAGATCCGCGCCGTCTCGCGAGCGCGATTCAGAAGCGCCGTCGAGAAGTCGGTTCCGACAGCGAAGCCGCCGTCAGCAGGAACCGCGTTGGACGCGCCGGTCGGGTTCAGTTGCTCATACAGCCGCTTGTCAACGTTGCCGCCAAGACCCTGGAAGGCGTCACGCGGAGACATTGCGCAGGCGATGGCGAAAAGATTCTCGCCCAGGCTGGCAAATGGCCGCTTGGCTTCGTTGTCGCTCGTCACCCGGCCGGGTTCGCGCGAAGCGTTGGCTTTCGCCCGGTTCTCCAGCTTTTCGACGTCCGCAAGCTGCTCTTTGACGGCATTCAGTTCGGCTTCTTTGGCATCCAGCTTTGCAAGATGCTCTTTCGGGTCTTCGACGCCGTGGCGGGCGTGAATGAGCGCACTGTACTCAGTTTCCAGCGCGGAAATGCTCGACAGAAGTTCGCGTTTGTTCTTCATGTCTACTCCTTAAATTCGCCCCAACACACGCCAACGCCGCTCGCGCAGCGCCAACTGATGCAGGGCTTTGTTTTTCTCCGCGCTGTACGCGGTAGAAGCTTCGGCGGCCAGTCGTTGACTAGCCATCAAAAATTGAGCGTTGGGGTCAGCCCCCAGCGGAACCACGCTGATTTCGTAGGGCTTCCACTTCTTCGCCATGTAATGTTTGCGATCCTTCGGCGAATCCTTCGACAGCTCAATGTCGAGGATCTGAACGCCCATGGACACGTTCCGGAGCGTGCCCTCCTGGATGCGTTGCCAGATCGGCTCAACGTCTTCGGCCTCGGAGATCCGCAGCGTTGCCTCGTAGCCGCGCCCGGTGCGCTCGGCAGACTCAACAGAACCGATAACGTTCTTTGCCTCGTAGGACTGATGCCCGTCAAGCACGGGAGCGCCAATCACGCTCGAAAGGTCGGCTCCGCCGAGGTCGAAGGACAGATCGTACTCTTCGCCCGTGAACCAGTTATAACGGTCCACCTTTGCGCCGCTGTAGAAGAGAACTCGCCGCAGCCGAGGCGCGGATTCGTCCGCATCCATCGGGGCCAGAACCGCAGTAGGGCACTGTAATAGCTGCTCGATTGTCTTCATTGCTGCACGCCTCCCGCGAACTCGCCCGCTTGCTCAACTGGCACCATCGCGCCCTGGATCAGGTACTTCTCACCGCCCACGTAGGGGTTTAGGTTTTCCTTGGCGCGAATCTCGTTCGCGTTCAGCACGCCGATATTCCGCAGCGTCGAATAGAACGTGCCCCGGCTGGCCGCATCGCCGCGGAGGAGCGCGTCCATGTTAAATTCGGCATAGTAGAGCGCCGCTTCGCGCGGGCCGAAGAGCTGCATCTTGATCCGCTTCTCGATGCGCGTCAGCCAAGGCCGGATCGTATGGGTAGCGAAGTCGATGCCCTGGTGCTCGATGTTGTTGTTCGTGCTTCGCGTCAGGTCTTGAATCATGTGCGGCGGGACGCGGTAGATCGAACAGATGTCCGACTTCTGGTACTGCCGAAGCTCAAGAAACTGCATGTCCCGGTGATTGATCGAAACCGTCTTGATCTCGCCGCCCTGCT